AAGGAGAAACTAATGGCAATACAAATATTTAATGTATCATTTACTCTATCAAGAGATGATTCAAATGATGATGATGACACATGGGTTGATGAAGAACACATCGCTAGTGAAATCATAACATGGCTTGAAGATATAGACTATAGAGTAACTGATATTAAAATTAACAACACTAAATTTATTAGAGGAACAAATGAGTAAAACAAATAAAGTGTATGAGTTTAACACAGAAAAATTTAACTCTAAGTTTTTATCTATAATAAAAGATGCTGGTAATGAGGAGGGTAAGTGGCAAAAAACATGGCAGCTTACCTTTGAAGATCAATACAAAGTGTATGATATAGATTTAGAATCAAAGGATAATAAACTTAATAGATACAAAGGAGTTAACAATATGTTAATGAGTATGGTATCTGAAATGTATGGATATAAATCTAAATTCTGGGGTACATTTGATACATGGAAATATAAAGGTTACTGGGTAAAACGAGGAGAGAAAAGTAATTGTGGAATTATAAAACCTATCTTTAAAATTCATCAAGAAACTGGACAAGAATATGTACACAGATGGAAAACAGTACCAGCTTATAATGGCGACCAAGTTGTACCACCTAAAGAAGAAGATAAAGAATGGAATGATTCTGATTACGCTATCTTTAATGATGAACCTAAAGCTAATGCTGTTGATATGAATAAAGATTGTGAAAAATTAATATCTAAATTCATGAAGAAACAAGGAGCTAAACTTAAACATCAAGGTAATGCTGCATACTACAAGTCAAGCACTGACACTATTGTAATGCCAGAAGAATGGAAGTTTCATGGTATTGATGGAGAATCAGATGCTACTCAAGAGTATCTATCAGTTTTATTCCATGAGGCTGGTCATCTTACAGGCCATCCATCAAGACTGAATAGAGATATGGATTCATACCATAAATGTAAGGAGAGCAGAGCTAAAGAAGAATTAATAGCTGAGATGTGTAGTATAATGGTATGCACGGAGTTAGGTGTGATTGCTAAAGCACAACCTAATCATCTTAAATACATAGCATCATGGGATAGAGCTATTAAAGATGACAGCCAGTATCTTATTAAGTGTATTGCTCAAGCGAGTAAAGCAGCAACTTGGATATTGGATAACAAAGAACCTAAAGTTGTTGTGAATTAATGTGGATTATGTTAATAATATTATAAGGAGATAAACATGACTAAAGAAATACCTGATGTTGATACATCATTTCGTACTAACATACGAAACCAAATAATAAAAGCTATTAAAAGACAGCATCCTAATGTTGAAATATCATTTGATGATAGTGATGAGAAATATATTAAGTTTATTACTGATCAGATAATGATGAGTCAACACCCAGAACTAACTGAAGAACAAAGAAAGTTTATGATTACATATACATTACAACATGCAGTTAATAAACTTATTGAAGATAGTTTAGTCCAAGCATACGGAGGTACAGATGGCGATACCAACTGATATAAATGTAATAGACCTGGCTAAAAAATATCCTACAAGATACAGACACACCGATCCAAAGACCAGCCGAAACAAATACACAAAGAGAATGGACTACAAAATTCTCAAAGCAATCAAAGACAATGCAAGAGGTATGACTGTTGATGAGATTGCTATTAAGTCTGGCTTTAAAGAAACATCTGTATCATCAAGAGTATCAGACATGGCAAAGAATACTACCATGCACGGATATGGGATATTGCTTGATGTATTAGAAGTAACAAGACCAAGTAAAGATACTAAAGTAGAACGATTAGTGTATCAGATTAGCCATCAAGGTAACAAATTATTAGGAGATATATTTGATGACAATAACCAATAGATATTCAACATTAGATTTAGATGCTACTGAATTAAAACAAAGGTACATCTATGCACTACAACACTATAGGAATAGTAAATATCCAGAACAAAAAAATTTTTGGAGAACTGAAATAGAAGAATGTGCTTTTGCAGCAGAACAAAAGCATAACTTAAACTTAGAAAAGTTAAATGAATTTATATAATGGGTGGGATTGCAATACTGATGAGCGGTGTTACAAATACTAGGATGAGTAACCAAAAATCAGACGAAGAAAATTAAGTTGAAAGAAACTTATGAGTATCTTCAGCGTGTCGCACACGAACCAACATTATATGATAAAGTCGTGATGAGTATTACGCACAGTGGCGGTATGATAAGTGCTGGATCAAACATCATATCCACGTTTCGTTAGACTGCACACTTGATTGAATGTAATGCAAGTCAATCAGAGTAGGTAAACCATCGCATGGTGTAACCATAACATGGGAAATCCTTAGTTAGAAAGGCCACACGAACTGCTTAGTATACTCATCACGCAACCAAACAAAAGGAGATTAATATGTACGGTCAAGAATGGATTAGGCAACAAGTCAATCATGAGTTTGCTTCTATGGGTAGAAGAATTAAAACAAGAAGTAGAATGGCAGTAGAAAATTCTATTGAAATATTAGAAACCAGAGGTGGATTCATTGGACCTTATGCTTATCAAGTCGATGAAGATTATTACGATGATGTGATAAAAACAATGCGTCAATATTTATGTAGCAGAAGTGACGCATCTGCAATTATTATTAACAGACTATATCAGGAGAAGAAAGAATGGCAGAAACAAAACATTATGTAGATGAGGCGATGGACCAGATGATGGATGCATTAGCTGAACAAGCAGAAACAGAAAGAGAAAGACAGATAGCTATTGAAGCTGGTATCTGTATGTATTGTGGAACATCAGCCAAAGGTGGACAATGCTTAGATGATTTTGGTGGACCAGTATACAAATGTTGGTTGAAAAAAATACCTTAATGTCAAGATAGTAATTAGTATTTTATCTTAGGATAATTCCCTCAACACATAGTGGGAGGGCATTATGTCTACTGATTGAAAGCTATTAGTATGTAATTTAGTATTCATTATATACACTATCACATTGAATTTGATGGGCGAACCTATGCCCATGCAAATTGTTCACGGTCGTAGGACTGTGCGCAGAGTGGTCGTCACTACATCTGAACAAGATGCTAGTGATTTTATTAATGTCATATAAAGGAGAAATAACATGGCAAAAAAACTAAATGTAAGAGTAAAAGATAGGGAACGAATAGAAGAAAGAGTTAAAGAAGCTGTTCGTAAACATTTTCTAAAGCTAATAGAAAGTGATAAACTTGTTATCAATAAGTTAAGAGATCTAAATCTTAGGAAAGATAAGATTAAAGAACAAAGAGAAAAACTCTATGAATTAGAATCAGCTATTGATGATGATGCTAAAGAATTTGCAGATTGGTTAAAGTGTTGTGATCATTATGGAGATGATTATTCTGTTGAAAGCAATAGGTATAGTGATCAAGGTAAGATTCATGTTGCTTGGAATAACTATAAGCTATGGTCATTAGTTCATGATACTACTATGTTTAATGCAGAGGATAATCCAGCTGTTACATCATTAAGTATGCTAGAAGAAATAGTATTACAAGATGTAATAGAAAAACTTTCTTGATTTAAAAACGAAAGCACCTATGCTATACTGTTATGGCAGATAAGAATGAATGGATAGCATCAAGGTCTAATCGTGTAGGGTATAAACCTACATGGTATTGGGAGCTGATATATCAATTCAAACTAAGGAGAGAGAGTTTGAATATATCTCAATTAGAATTGGATCAACGCATGGGTAATGCTGATGGGTTGGTAGGTAAATGGGAATGTGGTATTAGAAGTCCAGGTGCTTTCAATTTAACTTCATGGGCTATGGCCCTTGACTGTGATATTAAATTGGAGACTACTAATGAAAGTATACAAACAGAAAGACCTCATTAAACTTAAACTCATGGATGGATTTAAATTATTCTGGGAAGCATATCCAAATGCTAGTGGAATATTTCCAGCTATGACTGCGTATGTCAATGCGATAAGGGATGATGGCGCAACAGAACAGGAGATAATAGATGGAGCAAGAGAGTACAGGAAATATGTCCAACAAAATAAAATCGAACAAAGATACATCAAGTACCCAAGTAACTGGTTACGAGAAGGACACTACTATAATAGATACGAAACCAATAGCACATCTGCAAACACCATTCAGCAAGGAATTGTTGACAGGGGTGCAATACAAAGCACAGATGGAAGTAAAGTCTTACAAATCCCAGAAAGAAATAAACGCAGCACTTGATGAATTGGATATAGACTTACAGTTTATGATAGATAGACTACAACCTATTACATTAGAACAAATGTCTGAGTGTTTGTATCTATTGTTCTTAGTTAACAAGCATGTGTTACCAGATACAGAGCAAGAGAAGAAAGACTTCTATGCTGTGTACTCTAATGAATTAAAAATATTTCCAGCTGATGCTATTCAATATGCAGTATCTAAGATGGTTAAAGAATCTGAATACCCTAGCATAAAAAATATTAGAACACATGCTAACAAGATATACATTCCACGACTGGAAGTATTTGAGTTATTACAGCACGCTCATAAAAAAATTGCTGAACAATTAGAGGAGGAATAAATGAATACTCAAAAAGAAGAACTACAATATGCAGTTAAGCAATACCTTAAGACTATGATGATAGCAATTCTATCTGGAATTGTATTGTTGAATGGTCTTGCATTTATCTTTGGTCTTTAACATGGCTAAAGATAAGAATCACAAAGGAAAGTATTCCCACACAGGCGGTAACTCAAGACCACTTAAAGATACAGTCTATTTTAAAAATGGTAAGTGGTACAAAAAAGTAAAAGTTATGGAGGATAGAGATGTCAATTAAAATATATAAATGTGCAACTAATGTTATGGGTAATTTTACCGTATCTTCGCACTATACTGGTAAGAGAGAAGAATACTATCAGGATAAGATAAGTAGTAGTGATGCAAGAGCAATAGCTAGTGGCGACTACTATGATTTAGAAAAAATTTGGGAACAAAAAATAAATCTTAGCAAAGATGATTTGTCTAATGTATTCCCTGTTCAATTAGGATTAGCTACTGAGAAGTTTCATACTTGGTGGCTTAACAAAGAACTAACAAGAAACAATGTAGTTGGTTACGGACATGAACATAAACTAATGAATGAACAAGCACACTGTGTTGTTGAATCTGATAGCCCGGCTCATCCATTTATATTAGCATCTACTATTGACATAGCTTATACACAAGAACCTATAGATTCAAAATTACTTAATGTTTTAAATCAAAATATTTTCTTAGTAGAACTTAAACATACTGGAGAGTACAGTAACTTAGATAAAGTAATTGAGAACTACTATCCACAGTTACAACATCACATGTATGTATGGGATACACAGGAGATAATGATCTCAGCTATCTTTGGAAACAAAAGACAACAGCATGACATAGTTAAAAGAGATGATAAATTTCTTGCAGACTACATGAAAAGAGCTATGGAATTAGGAGAATTAATCCATGACTATTGGCATGCGCCAGAACAATTCTATCAAGATGGAGAGAACTCAACAAGAGATGAATGGTGGAATGTATCACAAGAATTAGACTGGGTTACTGGTGTGCCAATAGAAAAAGATATTGTATGTGCAAGCGGTAAGGTGTATAATCTTAACGAATGTGCAGATTGGAATTGGGCTAAAGAATTTATTGATAAAGCAATAGAAACTTCAGTAAGCAATACTGGATTCAGTAAGTCTAAAGAGGAGAACGAACATAACAAAACTCATCTTAAGAAACTGATACCAGATGATGCCAAGTCTGTAACATACAACGGTATTACTGCCAGCCGAAATAAAAATGGCATAGTGTCTATCAGAATTAAATAGGAGGAACCGATGGATAAACAAGAAGCATGGGCTAAGATTAAAAAACTTTGCCCAGACATAGAACCAAGCGATAAGTTAGCTTGGAAACTAAAACAAAACGGACTATGGATATTAAGCAACCAAGCTGTGCAAAGAATCGCAGCACACAATAATATTATTGTTACCTTTGGAGAACCAAAAGAAATCATGGGTAATATATATATTAAAGCTACTGCTAAGAATACTTTAACAGGATTGCAGATAGAATCCTTTGGAGAATCAAGCAGTAAGAATACACACAACGCATATCCTCTAGCTATGGCAGAGAAAAGAGCGCACGATAGAGTCGTTCTTAAATGTGTTGATGTATACGCAGACTTCTATAGTGATGTAGAGGCAGACTCATTTAAACAAGATAAGGAGGAATAGATGTCAGGAAGTTTAAATAAAGTAATGCTCATAGGTAGACTAGGAGCGGACCCAGAGATCAGAGATACAAAGACAGGAGGAAGATTCGCAACCTTTAGTCTTGCAACATCTGAACGATGGAAAGACAAGAGCGGAGAACAACAGGAAAGAACCGAATGGAATAGAGTAGTAGTATTCCAAGAAGGATTAATTCCTGTTATAGAACAATATGTTACGAAAGGAAGTAATGTATTTATTGAGGGTAAATTGCAGACAAGAAAGTATGAGGACAAAGACGGAGTAGAAAAATATACTACCGAAGTTGTACTTCAAGGATTCAATTCTACATTTACCATGCTAGATTCTAAATCATCAGAGTCAGGAGCGAAGCCCACAA